CTGGCTTCTTAAAATAGGAAACGGTAATTTCCTTTGGACACTTTTAAGAATTAGTTTTACATCTTCTTGCTTACCAAACTCCTCAACAAACGCACCAAACACAATATCCCAACCTTTTCTCTGGTCAAACGCATTGTACATAGTGAAAGTAAACACCCCGTCATTCTTTTTCTCTTGATAATAAAAATTGTCAGGATTATATCCCAACGCAATAACCTCACTAGAAACTCCTCTACTAGCAAACGCATCTTGACAAAACTTACTGGGTACAAATATCTTGTCCGCCATTTCTAAATAAGGTTTCCAAGCAGGATCTATTTTTGTAGATTCAAACATAGAATATAAAACTTTCTTTTCTGTCTGTAAGCTCTCTAACGGGTGTGGGTACGAATACACCACTCCAACCTCTTGTCCTGAATAATCACTTGTTACACTAAGCCCAGTATCCTCTAAAGCCCTAATTAAAGGTGCAGTAGACTGCCCGTAACCGTGTGGATTGTCATTATTCTTTCTAAAAAAAATCCCACATCCTTCTTGTGTGGGTTCTACTCTTCTTCTTTCTCTGTAGTACGTTCTTTTTTCAGTTTTATTGGCGAACCGAAATCCTTCCTTAATTCTCTTTTCTATATGTCGTTGGTCATCTATTTCAACGACCCTCCCTCTGGGGTTCACTAATAATGCCATAATTTATACTACACATATTATCTATAAAACACAACAGGGGCGATTAAGCCCCCGTTATGCCTCTTAACATCTATAAACTATTAGGCATTTACATCAAATAAGAATCCATCTCTTACTGTCTGTATACCATATAGCATATCTAGTGTTACCTGTCTGCCTAGTGCATTAGCATCATAACTAGAAGTTAATCTCATTGAGATTCCACTTATAGGGTCTGTTACTACTGACTGGGTTACTCCTTCACCATTTCCATCTGTTGGTAAACTTCTCATTACCAAAGCGATAGCATCTTTTGTATAGGCAAGGCAATGCTCTACTGCTGGAGAACCTGCGGAAGGAACTAATTGAGATTCAAATACATTAATCCCAAATATATCTCCGATTGCTCCCTCAACGAGAGGTGCTCTTGAACCATACTCATTTGCTTTAGTGAACTTGTCAACTCCTAGCAAGTCATTTACAACTGAAGGACTAGCATAAAAGTATTTAGGGTCCAACATAGGTGCTTTCGCATCAACGAATGCTTTCCTTATGAGTAACATTGAAGCTTCTATTGTCGCATCAGATGTATCATCAAAAGTAATATCATCTCCTGCGTTAGCATATTCTGCTACTATATCACCTTCTAGCTCTTCGGCTAATCCGATGACTGCATCCTTTATGTAAAGACCTCTAAGGTCCTGATTTGCTTGTGCTCTTGCTGGGTCCTCTACCATGAAAGTTACTTCCTTATGACTGTCAAGAACTACACTCACCTCATCATCAGCAGGTGCTTGTCTTGTAACATTCTCATTTGTAGTTTTATCATTTACTGATAAAGCTCCTGTCATAGGAATATGGATTGTATCTCCATACTTTGCTACGGCTGAATCTAAATCTCTACGAACTGTTTTTGCGAGATTAAGATTGCTTCTTAAAGCAGTAATTGCTTCATTTAGCCATATTTCAGGGATAAAAGAGTCGGCTTGAGTCGTGTTTATTGAACTATAATCTGTCATTTTCTTTTAACATTAAAATTATCTACTGTTATCTATTCTACCTTCTTTCCTCCAAGTTTCGATTTCATCTTTGTGTTCTGTATACCATTTATGGTCTTGCAGTTTAGCTCTAAGTTCTGACTTAGTCATTATGATATCTCCACTCTGAGAGTCGGTAGACGCATTTGCACTTCCCCCAATGTCTGAGCGGACATTAGATTGAGCATTTGCCAAATAAGGTTTATCAGAAATAAGATCCTGAACAACACTCTCTACATTAAGATAGTTTCCATCCTTACCAGTTTCAAGTTTGCTCTTATCAAGAAGTTTGACCACAGCGTCAGTGTCCACTACTTTGAGTTTTGACGCCACAGACATGACCTCGTTGTTAAGTTGCTTTTCCTGAAGGTTGGATGTAAGTCGTTCTATTTCCTTTTCCTTCTCCTCAAGAAGTTCTTCTAGCTTACCTTCCTCTTTCAACTTCTTCTGAAGCTCTTGGTCTTTATCTTTTTCTATCCTAGCCAATTCACTCTCTGCTTTCTTGGCTTTCTCGTTTAATTCTGTAAAACGAGGGTGCTTAAACACCTCAGACCATTGCTCCTCAGATAAATTAAATCCTTCCTCTTTAGAACTCTCGGTAGTTTTCTTCTCCGCAGAAGTGTCCTTAGATTTGGACTCTGTTTCCTGAGTTTCCCCAGAAGTCGCATTCTTGGATTGTTTCGCCATTTTAACTCCTTCCCATTGTGATTCGTTTTTACCGAGTTCGTACTCGCTCACAATAGATAATTAAATTAACTATTTAATATAACATAATTATAACATATTAAGCAAACTAGCATTTCTTACATTTAATTACTCATACTTTATTGCTTCACTACTAGGTAATGGTCTTGTACGGTGTCTACATCGAGGATGAAAAAGTCCATCGTCTTTTGCGTCCTGTACACTAGGAACGTTAGGATTGTCCCCACTAATACTTAGCACCTTCCCTTCCCATGCTAGACATATATCACACTTACAACTTGAATAACTGGTAACATAAACTAGGTCTTGCCCTCTTTCTAAAACCTGATTAACCACCCCTTCGTTATATGCTTTCATAGAGTTCGTATCAATAAACATTTCTGCATACTTCTCAATATCCCATCTCCTTCCTGAAGAATCTAATATAAAGACTCTCTGTTCTTTTAATGCTTCTGTAACCCTATAAGCCATTTCCTTTCTAGTTGCAGAGCTAATCTTTCCCTCAGAAATAATGCTTTTTAATCTTTGCTCTGTTGCTTCTCCAAGAATTCTACTAGATGATTTGAATATTCCCGAAATCGCTTCATTGACCGATACCTTTGCTGTGTTTGCTATATTGTATATTACTTCCCTATGAGTATTGTTAAAAATCATAGAAGCCACACCTACAGCTGCTAAGCCCATTGCTGCTTCCATAGCACCCATTTTGTACATCTTATCTACAGTCTTATCTATGAACTGATCTGACTGTCTCTCTAACTTGTCTAACTCGTATGCTATCGCTTGTAAAATCTCCTCTCTTTCCGTTAAAGAATACGTGTCTCCTGAGAGTAATAACCTTACAATTTCATCCTGATGTACACCAAAAATCTTGGCATACTTTTTTGCCAATTTCTTTACATCACTATTCTTCATTATTTATACCCTTATCTTTTTTATTTACCTCCGCCTGATACTGATGAAAAAGGTTGTCAGAATTAAAATCGGCTCTATCGGCTTTATCTTCTTTAATCTCTTTAATACGTGCCATTGCTTGTTCATCATTAAAATCTTCTACAACTTTAATAGAACTCTTTTGAGAGGATAGTCCCGACTCAAGTTTAAGCATTTCGTTTTGTATTTCTTCTACCTTATCATCTACAACACCGTCAGCAAACATTACATTAGGAATAATAGGGTCGCCCTTGTACGTAATATCTCCTACTACGTTTCCTGCTTTAGCAAACATACTCGCTATTTCAATGGCTTTTTGTATACCCAATTCATAATACAACCCTTTTCTGTTCTTCTTGGCTAACGTTCTAAGCATTCTTAGTTTCAAAGCCCTACCACTCTCGGCTGATGTTTTACCTGAATCAAGTCCTACAACATCAGGAGACACTTCTCCTATAAGAAATATTGTTTTAATAATCTCGTCTATCTGTTGAAACGCCATATCTAAATTAGCATTCCATACAATATACTCTGGCTTATCTTCTCCCTCTCTAAACTCAAACATTTGTAATGCTTCCTTCCTTACATTCCCTTTCTCGTCTAACACTCCCTCTGGTACTGCTAGTATAGGGTCTGAGTGCTTGTCTAAAATATTGTCTATGCTAGTCATTCGGTTGTTAATAGCAAAAAACAAGGACTCTAAATCGTGATAGTCCGACATACCAAAATAATTATTATTCACTCTAAAGTTTGGAATATGAACTATTGGTATCTCCTCTATTCCTGTGTCTACCTTTTCTTCATACGTTGTACCCGCTAAAGCATTGTAATCTTTAACTGTTATTCTTTTAACTACTTCTTGTTCGTCCTTACCTTTCATTTCATAAATATTAGTTTCTATCACACCTTTAGTGTATGTTTCTTCTATCAAGTAAGTCGTTTGCTTTCCCTTGTCATTATTAAGATACTCCTTCCACACCAATTTCTTCTCGCTAGGATCGTCTCTAAAGTTTTTACCAATCGTAGGGAAGTACATAGCAGGATTGATATCTTCTATTTTAATCTGCTTGTCCTCAACTCTAATTCTAAGTACTGCGTCTCCTCTAGCAGAATTCATTAAAGAGGATTCGTATAACTGAGTATTCAAATTGTTCTCATAAACAAGTGCATCTATGAAGTCCTGCTCCTTAGTGTTGTTTTCACTAGACTCTATGATTGCCTTCTCACCAAATAAAACATCCGCCATGACCTTAGAAATTAAACCTGCAAAATTGCAAGTCATGTATCGCAGAGCTTTATACTTATCAGAAAATTTGTCTCCTATCTCACCCATGTACGCAGAATAATGATTACCTTCTAGTAGTCGCTCATAAGTACCGTATTGTCTTAATCGTCCTACAGAATCTTCGCTCGGAAATTTCTTTTTTAGCATAATTCTAAATTCTAAATTATCTTATATATTTTACCATATTACCGAAACGCTTGAGGTTTGCTTGTAAACACTCTTGGCTTTCCTCTACTTAAAGTCATCGTAGCTACATATCTCATTGAATCACAGAGATGATTATTAGCGTCTATAGGAACGTTAAGAGTCTTACCTGCTCTATCTTCAGCCCACTTATATTTTCGCAATTCGTTCTCTAAGTGTATGCTCCTTTTTGTAATATGCATTTTGTACTGTCTTAGAAAATCAATCCCGAACCTAATACTGTCTGTACCCTTTTGTGCGGGCTTTATGTTAAATCCTTTTCTTTTAATTACTTCTATGCTCTTTGGCTCACTACTGTCTGCGTATATAAACAAGTTCTTATCAGGAACTAGAAACTCCATCTTATTGGCTATGTCCTCATTTAAGAGTCCCGTTTCATATAATAACTCGTCCCAATACAGCTCATTATTCATAGTATAAAGTGAAACTAAAGCACTTGGATCGTTGGTGTAACCAAAATCAAGCCCGTATCCAATAAACTTTGCGTTTGACGGTATCTCTTCTACAACATCCCAGTTTTCAAATATAGCACCCTGTAATCTTGCCTTCTTACCTAACCCGTACACTTCCCACATATAATTATCGGCTGTTCCCTGCTCTATGTTCTCTAATGTCGGCTCATAACTCTTTATCTTGTTAATAATACTCAAAGGCAAAAAGGGATTATCCAACATAGTAGAATGAATCATACAGACATCGTCTCTTTTTTGTAGGTCAAACACCCAGTGAGAATCGTCGTAAGGATTGTAGTCTAATATCGCACCCTGCTTAGTTCTCATTTCCAACTGGTCAAAATGCTTCTTAGCAACTTCCATTGTTTCGTTAATCCAAAACCAGTCCTGAGTCCTACCGTGTAATTTCTCTGCGTAGTCCAACCCAAAGAAAGCTATCTCAGTCCCATTGATGTTATACACCTGTTCAGCTCTGTTTACATTTATCTCTGGCGATATTTCTATCCCATACCTTTCAACCAAATCTCTAAAATCTAAAAGTAAAGTAGACTTGATCCAAGTCATCTTATCTCTAACAATCGTAATAGTAAGTTTCTCTCCTGCCTGAGCTTTAAGAATAAGGAATTGAAAGATACTCCAAGTTTTTGAGCTACGACTGCCGCCCTCATGACATATTACTTTATATCCTTGTTTCTCCCTCAGAAGTGTCTTTTTGAGAACTTGTGTCCCCACTATTTGCAGGGCTTTCTTCTGTTGTATCATCTTCTAATCCCCCTACAAACTTAACTTCTATAGTGTTTATCTTCTCCCCCTTACTGGTCATGTCTATTTCCTGAGGTGCTTTGCTTATATGTCTATCTAACCAATCCAAAGTGTACTTAGTACTCATTAAGTAGTTGGCTATCTTAACCTCCCTTAGAGTGTGCTTCTCTGGGTGTACCTTAACATCAGCTAATAGGTCTTTAATTTCTTTATAAGACATCTCCCCCTTAGACATAAACTCATCAAGTATCTTCTGTGCTTCTCTACGCCTCTCCCAACCCTTACTCTTTGCTTCTGGACTAGGTTGATTTTCCGAAGTAAACTGCTTATCTACAGGAGGATTACCCTTCCCGATTTTATTCCCGTTATTACTCATAACTTCTTTGCCTCCATATTAGTTAATTTCTCCCACCTATCAATGATTACTTGACAATAGTGAGGGTCAAGTTCCATCATATAACACTTCCTGTTAGTTTGTTCACAAGCAATTAGTGTTGAACCCGAGCCACCGAATAAATCTACAACTAGATTACTTTCTTCACTATATTTTTCTATAAACCAAGAGGATAATTTTATTGGTTTCTGTGTCGGATGGTGTCTTTTATGGTCAAACTCTTGTTCTGTTCCCAGCAACCCACTCCAAGTTATTCTAACTATTTCTCTTAGATGTTTCTCTCTACTCCAGCAAAGTTCAAATTCACTGAATGTCAATTTCGTATCTTCAACACCCTTCCTTTTGTCCCATACAATAACACTCCCTTCTTTTCTATTGGGTATAAACTCTGCAAAGTAATCAAAACCCCATAGAAACAGCTCTTTTGTATCAGGAAACATTTCAAACAGGTGAGTAGGGTCATAGTCCTCATCGTCTCCTATCACTGGAGTATAATGCTTTGCTTTATTCTTCCACTTACCCTTTCCAACTAAATTATCGCTACTAGAGACATCAAGATTCATTCCATAAGGAGGGTCAGTAAACACCATATCTGCTTTCTCTCCATTCATTAGTTTTTCTACATCTTCTATCTTGGTGCTATCTCCACATACTAATCTATGCTCTCCTAGTTGATATACATCTCCTAATACAACAGTAGTTTCTAAGTCCTCTGGTTCTTCATAGTCGTCTTCTTCAACTTCTTCTACTATCTCTGGCATTAAATCATCAGCACCTAACTCCTCTAATATATCTTCAAACCCCTCTGCTAGTTTGTCCATATCCCATTCTCCACCCTGTATGTTACTCTCTAGTGCTACTGCATCTTTTTCTTCCTGAGTTAGTATCTTGTCAGCCACCTTACATTCAACTTCTTTGTATCCTAATTCCTTCAATGCGTCTAATCTTTGATTGCCCGATAACACTACATTCTTTTCGTCTATCTTGAGTATGTCATGAAAACCCCTCTTAGTAATAGATTTCTTTAACTTAACATACTCCACCTCCGATATTGACCTAGGATTTTCTTCCCATTTCTTTAGTTCTGAAACCTTTCTAATCTCTGTATGCCACTCCATACTTCATTTTATCATAAATTACTTAATAACTAAGTGTAGCTGACAGTAAGATATTTTAACTCTCCTCTAAGAAAGTTCTATCAGCTACAGTCAATTATCATCG